TTAGTTTCAGCTTGTTCCTCGCTGTCAAAAATATATTTACCTACTTTTATCATAGTGTTGTAATTTCTATTGCTTCTGCATTTGTTAATACTCTATCGTAAACTCTTGTATCGTATACCTTTCCTTCAAAGTTAAAATTCCCACTAACATTTGCAAAATTAAAAGTATCTAAACCTGTCGGCATATCGCCACTTGTATCTGTAACTCTTAAAACTCCATTTATATAAAAATTAAATTTATTTTCTTCAAAAGTAACTAATATTTTATTTCTTGTATCAAAGTTTATAGTTTCAGAATTAAATACGACAATACTATTATTGGCTTCAACAATATATCTAACTTGCGTATTATTGTTTTGAAATTGTAAAGCAATTCTATTGTCATTTGTTCCATCGTGAATATAAATCTCTCTTTGTGCAGTTGAATTTTTAAAAGGTATTAAATCTATAAACCAACTACCCTCTGTTATATCAAACAAATCACTATCCCCACCATTTAAACACTCATCTTTTAATCTTGTTACTGTACTCGCTTCTGTTTTAATATAGCTTGAGGCATAATCGCCTTGCTCTACTTGTGCGCCAAATATGTAAATACCCTCTGTTCCTGTACCTGCATAACCAAGAGTGCCATCTTTACATAATGTAACTCTAATAATTGCACTTGTTGAAGTAGGTGTTCCTGTTACACTTAATCTTATCCAACCATTACCAAAGTCCTCATAAGCAAATTTGCCAATAGTAGTACCTATATCGCTAAGGGTTGAAATATCAAATCTAACTCTTGCCCAATTTGTATAGGGTGAGCCATTCTGGGCACATAAAAGTTCTACTTGGCTTAATTCTGACTGTTTTAAAAATATTGAAAATGTAGCGTCACTTGAAGTAGATAAACTATATGCAATGTCTTGTATATATTTAGCCGCTGAGGTTGTAGTATCAACTAACTTATCAGCACTCAATTCGCCATTAGGACTTATAATACTATTTGCCTCAATAGTTGAATTTGATTTACTCCAAGCCGCATTATCAAACTGTTCTGAATATACTTGTAAATTTCTACGTTGTGGCTCTAAAAGTAAACTTGGACAATTGCTATTTAACCAATCTAATCTTGGTACATCTGTAAAAGTTTCTACTGTTTTAGTTTCTGTTGTGCCCTCTGTTTTTATGTAATCAGATAAAGCACCCTCACTAACCATAGCACCCCAAATATAATATTGTTCGCCATTGTAATTTTGCAACCCAAAACCATAATTTTGAACACTTGTTGAGGTTGGTATGTGTTCAGCGCTACATCTAAACCACCCATTTGATAAACTTTCAATAATTGGGTTTGACATTGTTCCTGTGGGTGCGCTTACTGTTCCTGTACTTAAATTAAAAGTGGCTGTACCTGAACCCCCTGCAAATTTATTAATTACAAACGTTGTTACATTTATTGGCTTTACAAATATTGAAATAGTATATCTTTTCCCACTTGTAAAAGATATTCCATCATAAACATAAGAAGTTCCTGTGCCATCGCCTGTTAATTTATCTGCTGTGTTTGTACCGTTTGGTGCAAGTTCTTGGTCTGCGGTTATTGTTGTTCTTGATTTTGACCAAACAGAATTATCAAACTCCTCACTTCTTGGTTGTAGGTTAGTAATACTGCCTACTGTTTTAGCTTCCTCTATTAAACCATCTTTGCGTACTCTTGCACCTATTGACTGTCTTTCAAATTCAAAATCGCCTGTAGCATCATTCGGCAAAATAGAATATACTTTGCCGCTTTTATATCCGCTTGGTATTAATGCTAATTTAGGGTTGCTCATTATCTTTCTGTTAAAATTACTGTACTATCCACATAACGCCATATACCGTTTGACTGCCATCTGATAAATATTTTATCATCTCTACTTATTTCTACATCGTGCGCAAAATCAAATGTTAAGCGCATATTTTCGCTTGGTGTATAAGTTAATGTTTTTGTGGCTATTTGTGTTACTTCATCGTTTTTGTATATCTGTATTGTTGCGCTTGTTCCTGTTGGTGTTCCGTATGTTACACCTCTACTTGTATATTTATTGGCGGTCATTGTAACGCTTGTCACATAACAATCAAAAGGAACAGGAATACTTCCATAAGAGTATGGGAATTCAGTAGATGCGCCACCTTGATACAAAGTATAGTTACTTGTACCACCTAAGTAGTGTCTACGATTGAACGCCAATCGTTCAGAGGTAATACCTCTTGTGATAGCGTTTCTTGATTTTTTTTGTATTATACTATTTAGCATCTATATAGGTTTTATAGCAAATCGCTACAGCTTGTTCTTTTTTATATTCCTTGCTTATATTTGCCACACATCTCGTCATAAAATCGCTTTGCTTCTCGTTGGGTTTTGGTTTCGGTATTGGCATTTATATAATTTTTTAGCTTGTTTAAATTTAGCTTTTTTACTTTATATTTCATTAGAGTACCCAGCCATTAAAAGTTGTATCCGTATCAGGAGTAATATCTTCGTTTGTATTGCTGCGGTATTCTGGGAATAAGTTATGGTTAAAACTTAAATAATCAACCATACGTGTTGAATAGTAATTTGCGTATTCCCTTGCTTTTGCAACCAAATAATCAACTTCGTTTTTATCTACGTTTTGTGCCGTTTCGCTGCTGTGCTTAAATACACCGCCATTCTTAATTTGATAGGCCGCGAATGGTATATAATTCATTTGAGCAAACCAAATCAACGTAGGTTGTACGTACGTGTTTACAAGTGTTAAATAATCACCTGTTAAAGTGTCAGCAATAATATCAGCACTTATTTTGTTGTATAAGTCTGAACCTAAAAGGTTTTGTATATCTATCTGCTGTGCTATCTTGATGAACTGAATAAACTTGTCCGTATCTACATTCCCGTCAATGATAGAATTTTTAACAAGGTCAGTTCGTGATATAAAAAGTGCTGTTGCCATATTTAATTCTTAAATCCTTTTTTGTTCCAATATTCTGCTGTGTATCCTTTTTGTGGCATATCGTTTGGGGCGACTGGCACTTGCTGTTCGTTTGCCTCTGGCTTAAAGCCCCTTTTTCTTGCCTCTGTGGTCGTTATTAAATCGCCTAACCCCTTTGCACCTTTTTTACGTACATAGGTCTTACGCAGCCATTTATGATGACAACGAGGACCGCCTTTCCATAGCCAGATGCTGTATTTTTTTGCACCGCCCTTTCCAAACCCTGGATTAACTTCTTTTTCGCTCATTGCAAGTATATCTTCCTTGCGGTAAACTTTTTTAGCGCTTACCATTTTAGAACAAAACTGCCTTGAGTTTGTTTTGCTTACCGCTGGGCTGTACATATATCTAACAAGGAATTCGTTTCCTTCCTCTGCTGTTTGCTTACTTGTGCCATCTTGGTCACTTTTTTGGTAAGGTTTAGCGCTGCCAGTACTAACAAACTGCCACATTTTAGCCAGTAAGCTTTTTGGCTTTGGTGTATTAAGTTCTTCAATAACCGAATCAAGTTCAGCTTCGTAATCGTAGTTTACTTCTTGCTCGTCAATTACTTCAAAATCTTTTAACAGTTCTTCCTCATCTTGCCCCAGCTTTATTAATTCTTCAGCTATTTCGCTACCTAACTCGTCAGGCAAATCTTGAGCTGAACAGCATTCCTTTGCAAGTTTTACACCAGTTTCTTCCTCACGTGTTTCTTGGTCTACTACGTTTTCAAGGTCAGTGAATTCAAGCGGCTGCAAGGTTTTAAAATACAGCTTTAAACTTATGTTATTATATGCAAGTATTTGGTCAAAGGCGTCTATTAAAAGCGTTTGGAACGGTCTTATAACGGTATTGTCCATTAATATACTTGCGGTCTTTAATTCGTCTGCATTGTTCCCTAAACCGCTGCTGTCTTTAATACCTAAAAGCATAGGCGAAACAACCCTGTGGGCTACCATTATTTTTTTACCGCTTTCATCACTCAAGAACTGGTATTGGTTATGAGCGTCGCTTAATTGTATTGGCTCAATGGTTGCTGCGCTTTCTGGGTTGTCATTAAAGGCGAGTATAAATTTGCCAGCATTACTACTCCCGCTGAATTTTTGGTAAATTCTATTTTCTAACATTTGGCGTTCCTCTGCATTTGGTGTTCCGTTGTTAAAATTGATTAACATTGACGGAGCCAAACCATTTAGGATATTGTTCAAATGATAGTTACTAATTTCCTCCTCGAGCTCGGCATATTGTAGACCACCTTGATAGTCTGGCGAACTATAATATTTGTAGCCAGCTCGGTAAGGTTTTACGTATAAAATTTCAATCGGCTCGTTGCTGTATCCAAAAGCTGGTATGCGTGTGCATTGGTCAGCGTTTTTAACTTTTTCCCAGTTGTCAGAATAATAGTAAGCTTCAATTTCGCCCTTGTCGTTACATTTTTCAGCACGTAGGTTTTCAACTGGTATGTGTTCAACCCTTGCAATAGTTTTGCGGTCTTTACTGTAAATAACCTGTATTGTACATTGACCCATCAGTTTTAGGTCATAACACAATTTACGAACACAATCCTTGTGGAATAGCGTCATCATTTTAGCGTATGCCTCGGGCTTTTTGCTGCTGTTAAGTGCATCTAAGCCCTTACCGTAAATCATTTCGCTAATTCCATTTATAATAGCGTTATTTGTTGGGCTACCATTATAGCGGTCAATAAGGTACTGAAAATAATTATTGTCTGTACCGTATGCAACCCATTCCTTGTTAGATTTTTCTACAATTTCAGGGCTGGTGTAAGTGCTCAAATTTACTACTCTTAAATCGTTCATATTATTATATAATCATTATCGTAACTATCTTCCTGAACGTATTCGCCATCATTAACAGAATAATAGTCGTTATTTGTCTGGTTAATTGTTTGGTCGGTACAAAATACCCTATCTTTATAAATAACCGCACCAGAGTCCTTAATTTCAAGCGTATAGAAGTCGCCCTCTGTAAGTGTACCAAACACAGCATCAAAGGTCATATAATCCCTTACGGTGCTGGCTGTTGGTGTTACTGTTACATTTGCACCTGTGCTTTCACTTGTTAAGCTTACTGTAATACTACCGTCTATGTAGTGGCGCGGTATTACTTTAAAAGACTTATTGCCGTTTGTACCTATTAACTTCATATATTAATATATAAACAAAAGTATTTTATTTTGTACGGTAATGGCATAAAAAAAGGGCTGCATATTGCAACCCCTTTAATTTAAAACCCTTTATTTGTTATGGTGTTGGGTCAATTGGTGATGAACTGTCATCAGTTGGTAATGTAGCCACAAAGAATGGAGGTGCTGTTTCCTGTGCTGTAAGCGTGAGGGTGAATCCTGAAAGGTCACCCATTGCTGCACCTGTTACAACTGTTCCGCCTGTAACCTCTGCTCCGTGATCTTTACCAATTAAAAAACCGTTTCCGTTGTAATCTTCTACAACAATTTGCGGTCTACCATTAGCAAGTAATTTAATTTGCTCCTGTGTTGCAACGTCTAAAAATGTAAAGGTACAATTTAGCGTCGCTTCGTAAAATGTAGTTCCGTTTTCACGTGAACTGTTAATAGCTGTTTCTAAGCTACTGTTTCCTTTTACCTCGTATTTATACCAGCTTACTGAATCGTCAAGGGTAATTGTACCCGAGCTATCTGTAAGGTCTGCGGTTGTAGTAGTGTAAGGACCAAAGAAAATATTTTTAATCCCACCTACTGCCGATTTACAAGGTAAACTTCTTCCGTTTGATACTGCGCAAGCCATATGTTTATTTTTTTAATTAAAAAAGGGTAAGGGTTTAATCCCTCACCCCCTTTTGTTTGTTAGTTATTTATTTTAATTATGCAAGTGTGTAAAGTGCCACATCGCTACCGATTCCGTACTGAACCCCAGCAGTTGCTCTCATTACTACACGTACATTCTGGCTTCCGTCAAGGTCACCCATATCAATAACCTTAACTTCGTTCAAGTCTGACAAGAGGCCAGTTCCGAAGAATAGGTTTGATTTTTGAGCTGCTACCATATGGTCAGCTGGCATACCTGGAGCGCGGAAGATTTTAATTCCGTCATACAACAAGTTGCTTAAAGCTTGGTTGTTACCTTTGTTGTCGTAACCGTTTGCCCCAACGCCTTGAGCTGCATACCCTCCAAGGTGTCTTAAGTATAATTGGTAAACGTTGTTAGGAACGTAGATATGCAAGTCATCTTGATATAAAACGCTGTTTGGAATAGCATCAACAAGTTTCCCTATTTCTCCAGCGACGTTCGCAGCTGTAAAAGAAGTTTCTGTTGTTACTGCATCGTTTACATCGCCGTCAGCTGCCATTAATACTGTAAGCCCATCAAACTCGCCAGCATTGGCATTCACACCGCCCCAAATGTTAGTTTCAATTTTTTGAGCGACCTTTGCTGAAACGTGTCCAATTAAGAAATCTGCAAATGAAGGAGGAAGTTGGTCAAAAGAGCTGTAACCCATTTGGATCGCTTCCCAATCGCTGCGGAAGTCCTTTTTACAAAGCTGCAAGTTTACTTGGAATTCTTCTGGTTGTAGAATTCTTTCTGTTAAAGTGATTGTAGAAGTTGGGTCAAAGTCACAAGTTGCGTCTTTTAAAATTGCATCAGTAGATACTTTTTTAATTACTTCCTTGAACTTTACGTTTGGTTTAATTTCTACACCACCGTTGTTTAGTGTTTCTCCGCTCAATAAAGCTGCTGAAATGTATTTTCCAGCAAATTCACCTGCGTAAGTAGTTGTGATTGAAGTTGTAGTTGCCATTTATTTATTGATTTATTTTGTTAAATACTCTATCTAAAATGTTTTGCGGTCTGTTATTTGCAAAACGGTTAAGGTTTACTGCATTTGTGCTTTCAGGGTTTGCCTGAATTGGCTCTGCAGCTGGTTGGTTAAGTTCCTCTTGAACTTCTGCTGGCACTTCGTTTAATTCAACTTTTTCGTGCTTTGCAAGTTCTTCGGTTAAAAGGTTGCCTAAATCTTCTGCGCTCATTTGTTCTTTTGGCTCAAGCATTTGTTTAATTTTTTCTACCATTTGCTTAACCTCAGCGAGCTCCTCTTTTGTAGCGTAACCCATTTCTTCTTTTTCTTCTTCAAGTTCCACATCTTCCGATGCTTCAACTTCTTCGGCTGGTGCTTCTTCTTCGGCAGCAGCTTCTTTAATTTCAGAAATAAGCCCCTCTTCTTCAATGACTAAAATACGGCCATCTTCCAGCTCGTATTCACCAACAGGAACAGCCACTTTTTCGTCATCGGTAACTATAAAAATTTCGTTACCGCTTTCAAACGCTTCTGCTTCAAGAACAGTTCCGTTTTCTAACTTTTGTTGTTCTAACTTAACTTCCTCGCTAAGATTTAGAACTTCCTTGATTTTACTGATCATATCATTCGTGTTCATATTAATATATAAGTGTTAAAAATTAATTTTGCATTTTTAAGCTTTTTTCTGTATAATAAACCACTCGCTACCGTCACTCCAAACATATATACCCTCATATTCTTTATTTATTTCATAGTAGTTAGTAGAGCCATCTAACGTATCGCTGCCACTTGGTGTTAAATAAACCCTTGTATTTGTGTTAAACCCACCGTTTGAAATAAACCTTATTGCTCTGTTTGTGCTATTGGCTGCACTTGGTAAATTAAGAGTCATATTTCCAGCAGCACCGCTCCACGTTAATTTAACCAATTTTATATCTGCATATTGGCTGTCTGATAGGTTTATGGTTTGCCCACTTGATACGGTTATATGCGTAGGTAACAAGTAATTTACAATATCATTAACAGTACCTTTTTTGGTTGTGCCACTTTGTACAAAAACTAAATTTTCAGTTCCATCAAGTGCGGTTGTACTGTTAAGCTCTGTTATTTTTTTATCTGCCATTATAATTTTATTTTACTATTATTTTCCTGTAAAATTTTGCTTCTGTTTTCCTGTAATAAAAAACTAAATAATTTTGTTATTGAACCAATACCTTGAGCCTGTAAACTACCATCACAGCATTTTCTGGAATACGTATTATCTGCGCAAAGGCAACCTCTACGGCTACCTTTAGGGCTTGTATTACTTGGCGTTTTAAATCTCCTTTTCATCCTTGGCCTTTATATAGTTTTTTATAATTTTTACTACTTTTTAATTTACTGGTTTTGCTTTTGGCGTGTATGCCTTTACGCTTAACCTTTTTGCGCTCTATTTTAACGGCTACCTTTTTCATTATATTGGTACGCAGTTAGGTACTAATTTTCCGTTCTTGGTTTTCATTCCATACTGACGGTAACCAGCTTGACAAGGTGCTTCAAGGTCAATTAAATCTAATTCCTTTAATTTGCTTAAAGCCCAACGTTTACCAGCTTTGCCACCCCACAATAGATATGATATTGTTCCACAAGCTTTAGTATCGCCCTCATCGTAGTATTCCTCTGCTCTTGACAAATAGGAATACATCCGTTTTATTGTTTGTACGCTGATTGGTTTGCCTTGTGCCAGTTGCTGCGCTCTTACCTTACCTACTTGCGTTGCGCATTTGTTGTTTACTTTTTCGTTTAACTCAAGGCCTCTTTTGGCGTTGTTTTTTACGCCGCTGGGGTAATCGCTATAACTTTCAAACTCTATTTTTTTACCGCCCTTAACACGTTTGTCTTTTTTTACTATGGCCTTTATTTGCCCAAGTAAATATTCGCCCTCTTCTTCTTCTATTTGTTTTAGTATTTTATCGGTACTAAAATCGCCCAATGTTTTGTCTTTAGGGCGTTCCATTTTATCTGCAAAATAACCCTCTATCGAAAAACCTTTTACCTTACCAGTTTTAACAAACTCGTTCCAAATTTGGTCGTTGTTTACTTTAACACTTCCAACCCACGTGCCTAAAGGCAGTTCCATTCCGTATTTTACGCTTTTGTCGTGTACCTTATCTTCAACTATCCAGCTTTCTACTAAACTTAAACCGTTTATTTCGTACTGGTGTTCAAGCGTGCTGTTGTTTTGTTTGCCTTGCATTAAATACATTTGCGACGCTTTTAAGACCGTATCTTTTGAAAAATATATATAGTACTCATCTTCGCCGTTGCGTCTGTATATGGGCTTGTTTGGTATTAATAGCGCACCCATTAAAATACGCTTTTCTTTGTCTACCTCTGCAAGCTTAAATTCTTGGCTTTTAAGGGCAATGAAATCTTCCTCTATCGCTGGGTTTTCTACAACACTTATGGCTTCAATTCCAATTTCTTGCTCTTCGTCTAAAATTAATTCTACTATACGCATATTATTATATAACTGTTTTTATTATTTTTTGTCTTTATAGGGTTGCGCCCTCTACAATATTGTTGTTTAAGCTTTGCGCTGTTGTTACATCATTTGCCACCACATAGGCCTGAACTGGCTGTTGTTCTTGCTCGCCTATGGCTTCAGCTAATTGACTGGTTTCTGTTGCACCTACAATATTAAAACTCGGGGCTTGCGGTTGCGCAGCACCACCACCACCAGCACCGCCGCCGCCTATTGTACTGGCTACACTATTAGCTGAACTTGTTGCTGATTTTACAGCCCCTATAATACCAGCGAGCTGGGCTGCATAACCAATCAATAAAGGTATGTTTTGCGGGAACCCTACTTTCGCCGTTTGGGCTGTACCCTCTGCTCCTGCGACTGTACTTTTTGCAATTGCCAGCTTTCCAAATGTTATGGTCTTTTTTGCCTCCATAACCATTTCTTTCAAGGCCAAAGCTTGTTTCGCTATTAATAGCGCTTTGCCTACGCCAGTTTCTGCGCCAGCCAAACTAATTGCATCGTCAAGGGCTTTTTGTTTTGCAGCTGTTTTTTGTTGTTCTAAACGTGCTGTTTCTTCTGCCAATTTTGTTTCTTCAGCAAGTATATCGGCATCAACCTTTTTCTTAGCTTCAACTTTTAATTCATCGTAATACCTTTGCACTTCTAACAGCTGTTCATTTGTAGCTCCTAACCTATCAAGTTCAGCAAGCTTTCTTTGTTCTTCAAGTTCTACCTTTTTTAGCTCATTATCAGCATCCCTGTTTTCTTGTTTTATGCGGTAATCGTTTTGTATTTTTTCAATGGCCGCTTGCTTTTCCTCTTCGGTCATTACATCAGATTTTGCTGCATCTTTTGTAACTTTATTGGCCTCACGTGTTGCGGTTGTTATTTCAGCCGTCAGAGCCTTTTGTAGTTTTAACCTTTGTGTTTCTTTATTAATTACTTCGGCCTTTAATTGTGCTTCTTCATCAAGGTCTGCTTTATTACTTTTGGTTAAGGCGTTTTCGGTTTGTTTAGCTTCAAGCCGTATTTTAGCAACTTCGGTTTCTTGCTGCGCTAAATTGTTGCTTATTTCAGCGGCTTCCTGTAATGCTTTTATTCTTTCCTCTGCCGTTACGTTTTCCTTGTCTGCGGCTTTTTCGCGTAGGGCGGCAATATCACGTTCTGCTTCGGCACGTTTAACCACCAAATCCCTCGCCATTTTTTCGGCCTTTGCACGTTGATCGGCTATTTTCGCAGCGGCTTTCGCATCATCTACAATTTCATCTTTAAAACTTTTAACGGCATTTGTCGCCTTGTCAATACTGTTTTCAACGCCTGTAAAACTATCAACAAAACTGCTGCCAGCTTTTTTCGCACTTTCCAACGCTTCATCAAAATCGCCTTTAAATACGCTTTTTATTGCACTACCTAAAAAACCAACTGTATCAAGTATAGCTTTAAACCTGTTTGTTATATTGGTTACAAGTAAGTTTTTAAAGTCAATAAGGGCTTGTTTTGGGTCTTCAAAAACGCTTATAATCCCCTCGCCTAAATCCGCAAGTAAATCTAAAAGGTTGCCAGTAACACTACCAATCACACCCAGTATTTTAGCAAATTTGTTTTGCCCCTCTTCGCTACGTGTAAAGGCCTGTCCAAGTGAAGTAACTGCAATTAATAAAGCCCCTATTCCTGTTCCTATAATAGCAATACGTAAACTTTTAAAGCTACCTATAACGGTTTTTAACGTGCCTTTTAAAGCTTGGAATTTACTTACTGCGCCGCCAGTTGCTTTGTCTACTGTTCCTGCCATAGCTTGCGTAGAGGCGTTTGTATTGTCTATTTCCTTGTTGGTTTCTTTTATGCTTTCCTTAAACTTGTCTAAGCCGCCAGCAGCTTTAACCGTATCAACGTCAATTACTATCTTTTTTTCTATTGCCATTTTATTTCCTTTTTAAGTGCTTTGTATCCCTCTTTTAAAGTTGTAGGCAGTTTGTATTTGCCTTGTGCTATACGTATATTTTCGGTTTCACCATTAACGTATTTTAAGCTGTCTAATATTAATTTTATCATAATGTTGTTTCAGTTATTGTTGCATCAAAAGAATACCCATCATTTCCACCAATATCATATTTTGACCTTACTGAAATATTATAAGTTGTACCACTTTCTAAAAAATTCAACTTATTGAAATTATAAACAGCAGGTGCGCCAATTGAAGGAACAGTATCAAATAAACCACCATCTAAATAAATATTAAAATCCGTTTCATCGCCATTACCTCTGAAAGAAATAATTATTTCGTCTGTAGAAACAGACGTTGCTTGTAATTCTGTTGGTCTGTCTAAGTACGCTACTTGACCGTTCGCTAATTGACTTACATATTCTTGTTTGTTGTATAATTCTAAATCTGACTTGTTTGTTAATAGGTTTGTTTTTATGCTGTTAATTCTAAAAACAGTATTTGCGATTATAAGTTGGTCATTTAATTTTAATTGTGTTAAAATACTCAATGGTAAATAAGCACTAACTTTATACAACCTTGCTTTTTTGTCAAAAACAGTTTCTACATAATCTAAATAATTTGCTTCAAATAGATTAGATGATGTTGAAGGGTTTGGCAAATCCCCCAACCACTCATCAGCTTCTAAGCCAAAATTTAACTGCATTCTATTGTTCCAACCCCAATTAAACGTACTCATATTTGATGGTCTACGGTAATTACTTGGTGTAGTTCCGTCTATTGTTAGTTCGCTATTTGTATTAGATTGATAATGTATACAGAACAATAATGGCTCACCTATTGTTGGTTCAAACTTCTTATTTAACATTGCGCCTTGTCCGATATATGTTTGTGCATCTGTATCTTCATTGGTTAAACGTTCATACATCATTTTTTCAAAAGGCAATTCTACTTTATAAACTCCTCCGTCCCATTGATTATCACCATAGCTTTCTTGCGAAAATGGTACACCTTGTATCTCGTCTGAATATTGTACTAAAAATGATTTTTTGCTTTTAAAACTAAAATCCATTTCCTTATACTGAAACAACCTTTCTACAGTTGAAGTAGACATATCTACATATTTTGTAATATCATAAGCTTCAGCTGTTGTGTATTTGCCACTCCTCATAAAAACACTCGCTAATTCTACTTGAATATTATTACCATCTTTATAAACAACACAGTTAAACATTTTAAACAAGCCACTTAAAAAATCCATTACTTTCATTTCTGGCATTTGTTTGTTTATGTAAAAAGTTTTATCTGGTACATTGTTTACAGGTGTATAATTAGCTGTATAAACAAGATTATTATATTGATAAGGCCAAGCCCCTGAATATTTTTTAATTTCTAAGGTTTGGGTCATTGTAATTGTATTATTGCTTTCAACTTCAACTATAATGTCTAAAGGGCCACCTGGCGTGATATCGTGTGTAATATCTGCATACGTGGCACTGTTTCCTCCATTTTCATAAGTATGTTCATAATAAATGGTTTCTGTACTTCCTTTTTTAATTCTTACAGTATAACTTTCTGTTTGACTTGTATTAACATAAGCTGTTACTCTATACTTGTATTTCCAACCTGGCCATTCAATATATTGCGTTCTAACATCGCCAAAACTTGATGGGGTTGTGCTTGTGTGCGTATAATCTAATGGGTCATCAAATTGGTGTCGCCATCTATTCCTAACTATAAAAGTATCGCCACCCTCTTCAGCGTTTGTTATATACCCCTCGTTTTTATGTAGCCACATATATACATTGCTAAACGGCTCTGAATTAAAAAACCCTGTTAAATTGATTTGTGGGAATGTGTTGTTTATTGCGTCAATAATTGCTCTACATCTTATTGCAGGTTTTAAATCTACCCAACTTAGTTCAGTGTCTGTTATGTTATCTTTATATCCTGCGTTTGTGTAACGCATATTTTTAGTGTGGTGGATATTAGGTACAAGTATATCTGTGCTACCAAACACGCTATTTATGTTACTGTCTGAAGCGGTAAAAAGGTCGTTTATATTAACTTCGGTATAATCAAAATTTAACGAACTTAGATAATTAAGGCCAGACAATTTTGTTTCGCCTAAAACTTCTTTTAATTCTACCGCATCGCCATAAAACACTACTTTGTATGCGTGTGGTTTATTGTCTTTTAATGATACGCTTTTAAATTGTATTTTGCCTTTTTTGTAATCTATTCCGTTTAGCTTTATTATAGCATCGTGCCTAAACCTTGCATCAAAACTGTTTTCAATATCAAAATTTTCATAGTGTCTGAATAGCTTATTGTTTAGCTTAGATGCAGGAAGATTAAATTGTTGACTAAAAGGTGTGAACACTTTTTTAATGTCCTTTATATTTAAAACACTATCAGTTATAACAACGCTTTCATCTTCGAACATATCTGCTCTAAAATAATCGCTTTCAATTTTATACAAATCATAGTTAGGACTAACAAAAATATCATCAGATAAACTTAATTGTGTAACGCTGTCAATAGCTGTTACTGTCGCTGTTTCTTGTGTTCTTTGGTTTGTAACTAAATCGCCAACTATAACACCTAACTCTGAAAAATCTAAATTAGTGTCAATTAGTTTGTTTGTAGAAAAACTTTTAGCTGACCCCCTTACAATATTAAACCCTTTTATGTATAATTCAATTATCTGCATTAACGTATGTTGTTTATCGTGTCAAACGCAAAATCTATTTCTATTGTGTAATTAATAAGCTTATCGTTTAAGTGTGTTTTGTAGTTTAAACTGCTACTTGCTACGTTTATAGGTAGTGTTTTATTTTCTATCTCTATCCAACAATCTTCGCTTAATTGCATTTGCTTAAATACTTCGTTGTAAACCTCTGGATAAAACCCTGTATTTAGTGTTAGTTTTTCAGTACCGTTTTTAGTTAATATTTTCTGTTGGTGTCTACTTGTGTCATAAGCACCATTGACAATTATATTACGCTTAAAATCTTCCTTTTTAGTTGTTAGCACCTCGTTTGTTCTTTTGAAAAACCACAAGTCTTGTAATGCACCGAACTTATTTACAAACGTTACTTTATAAGGTTGGTATTTACATTCCTCTATATTGTCTACAGTTAGTTTTATAACATTATCAGTAGTATCTATGTATATCGTGTCAAAGTCAAACAATGTAAAGTCATCTACAAACTCCTGTAAACATACGCTATTCTCAAACGTTCCACCGTCCTGTATTACTCTGTTTTCGTATTCGTCTGCACCATTAACCCCATTTGTAACGTATTCTATTTGCTCATCACTTTCAACGCTACTTGTTACAGCTTTGGTGTATACTTGTTGTCCGTTTAGTTCGTATGTTACTTGTGTGGTCTTGGACGTATCAACTGGAATAACAGCTGGGGCATCATCAAGCTTTACTACCTTAGTATTTGACTGTAATAAGGCACTATCATTCTGGGGGTTTGCTTCGTCCTCATAATATCCGTATCCATCAAAACCTGTTAATTGTGTGTAGCTTGTAAAACTTCCTGCGCTACCAAGTATGTAATTTTTAGTTCTGTAATCCACCCATACATTAGCACTTGAATAATCGCCATCAAAAGTTTGTAGTATATAATCTCTAACTATCTCGCCTATTTCAAACGTAACATTATTACTTACAGCAAACGATGATAATTCAAACTTATTACTTCTATCGGTTGTTTGCGTTCCTGTATATACATATAGTTCCATATCTACCTGTGTTAAGTTGGTAGCACTTATGTTTATGTAGTATGGGCTTCTTGCGTTGATTTTAGCCATTTATAATTCTTTTAAATTTATTTGTATTTGTTTTTCTATACCTACGGAATACGCTTTTAACAAGTCATCTGGCAGTCGTTTAAAAGCCGCTTCAAATGGCTTTGTAAAAAACATACTTGGCCGTATCCCTCTGTAATAAATATTACGTGCTATAACGTATCCAACTGCATCGTAACCGCCTTTTGTAAAACGCCCTTTTTTATCTCTGAACCTTATACCTTTGCGCTGGGCATAGCTCGCCATACTTTTGGCAAACTGTTTAAACGTGCCTTTTTTACTGCCAGTTCCAAAACGGTAAGGGCTGTTCGGGGCTTGCTGGCCTGTTATTTTACTGTTCGGCGATACTTTGCTGGGGTCTTTACCTTTTACACCTTGATCCTGGAACTTACCGTAGTCAGCCATTTTAAAGACCATAGACGTCGTTTTACCGTTTACTTCTATATCACCCTTTAAACTATTATAAAGTTCCTTAGAATAGTTCTTTTTGCCTTTACTTAAGTTGCTGCGGCTTTGTTGTATAACGTATTTAGCAAACTTGTTTAATTCGTCACGTAAGTATTTATCGCCTAACATATATCAATATCGTTTCTTACAAACACATCAAAGGTTGCAGCCCAGCCAGCGAGTCGGTTTTCAAACCTTTCGTAAAACGGCTCAAGGGTTGCATCGCCATCTAATTGGTATTGGTCATTATATAGTACACCCCTACGCAGCACCATAACTAATTTATTTAATACTGCCAGCTGGGTGTTTAAAACATCTTGCTCGTTGTCGTTACCTACAAAAATATCAGTAGTCGCGTTTTTACTTTCATCAACTATATCCATAGCCATTACAGTAATGTTAAACGTAAGTGTTTGTTCTTGCGTTGTAACGTTGTTTATTATTATATGACTCAATGGGAATATACTTTGCTTTGCCAAGTCAATATCGTATAGGTCGCCTGTTGTTACGGTGTTTACATTTACGTCGCTTAACAGCTGGTCTTTTATTGCTTTGGTTAGTAAGTAAAACCCTCTTATTCCTGTGTGGCTCATTTAAATTTGCTTTTTATTTGTCTTGCTTCTAATTCGTTTTTTTCCTTTGTATATGTTAAGTACAAAAGGCATTCATTTACGTTTAATTTAGTGATATATTCAAACCTTGTAATATCTCCGCCAGCGATTGCATAGATGCTGTTGTACCAGCCCCATTTTCTTGTGAATACAGATACTCCGCTAAGGTCTCCTGATTCTTGCTGTCCAAAGAGGTCAGGATAACTGTCGATAACTCCTTGCCTAAATTGTAAAAAAAAACAACCGCACCAAGTACCGCATCCAATGGGAATTGTTTAGCCAGCTCGCTGGTGTTTGGGTCGTATTCTTTTATGGTGTACCTATCGCCTGTTCTGTGTTCTATTGGCCTGTAAAGTACATTAACCGCCCTATGTAAATTAAGGTTATCGCCTATAAAGGTATCAAGGTCTACATACTCGCCAAATGTTATATCTTCAAGGTTTGGTATAAAGCCATATTGTACACCCTTACAAGTAAACCTATTTAAAAGCTGGTGTTTAGTATCAAACAGGTTGTTTATGATATCGCATATTTCTGCTATGTCTGTGGCTCGCATATTACGAACAACAATAGGCGGCACGTTGCAAAATATTTCAATCATCTTTAATTGCGCTTGTGCGTCCTCCATATCGCCCAGCTGTACGAACCTTTGGTATTGCCCTAAAGTTATTTCGTTTAAGCTGCTGGGTATTTTTAAATTTACTTCCATATAATTGTACTTACTAATATATAAACGTTTTTAAATATTTTTAGGCATAAAAAAACCCCCACTATTTGTGAGGGTGTTTGTGTTAATTGTTATAACTTATCATTTAGGTCATCTAATAAAGCGTACAAAGAAAAATCATTAATATCCTTTTGCTTAATTCTGTCCTTAAGCACACGCTTTAACCTATGCGCTTGTTTTTTTGTTAATTGTATCCCTATAGTGTTGTTTGTATATAGGTCGCTGTTTGGTGTTCTCATAATTGTTGTTTTTGTTTATTCTTATTTATTAATATCCGTTTCTGTTTAAGTTATATCCTAATTCATTGGCTGCATAGTTTATATGCTTTTGTGTGGTTACAGACCACCACCCTAACTGAATGGCTTCTTTTTTGATATGGTCTAAACGTGCCACCCTTGTATCGTAGCTGTAAATATAGCCGTTACCTTTCCAGCTTTGTATTTTTAAGTTTTGTTTGTATTTGTTAAAAGTTCCCATAGTTGTTTTTTATTTTATAAATTCTACATTTTTTAGGGCTTCAGCTTTTAGTATTTCGTTAGCTTTTTCCCTTGCTAATTTTATAACAGTTTCTAAGCCTGTTATTGTAAAAACAGTTGGGTGATCTAAGATATGTATTTTAGGTGCATCATCGTCAATTAATGCAGCTTCAAAAAAACCGTCATTATTAAAATCTGATAAACTTAATACAAACCTTGAATTGATTTGGAACTGTGCTACGTCGTGAGTTTTTGTTTTCATAATATTTGTTTTTTGTTATTGTTTTACATTGCGAATATATAACGCTTTTACATAACTACCAAACTTTTTAACAACTTTTTTACAATTTTTTTTGTTTACAGGTTAGTGAACTGCATATTTTCCAAAGTTAGGACGGCTTAAAATTGAATAAGTTGCGTAACGTACAGCATCAATTATGTGATTATTCTTGTCTACTGGCTTGTTTGTTAGTTTGCCACTTCTGTCCTCTGCCCATTTGTAGTTTCTAAATTCTTGTATTGCGTTGTTACTGTCTGCGGTTATATGTATTTTAAAGCGTTTAAGCAAGTCTATTCCAGCGTTAATACTATCACGCCCCTTTAAGCTGGGTTGTATATTATGCCCCATCCTGCGCAGTTCGTCAATTAAACGTGGCTCAGCTGCATCAAAATAAATTGGGTTGCGCCCTATTGGTAAGCTTTTAAAATGGTCGCTGATATCACGTGTGGTCATCATAGTCCTATACAGGTGTTCTTTTATATATAGGTTATAATCCTTTTTATATACGCTTACAAGTGTGCTCGGGTCGTTAGTGTACCCAGCATCTGCGCCGTAGCTTATAAGTTCAGCATCGTGTGGAATATGCGGTACTTCTATATAATTAAATATCGTTGCTTTGCTTACACCCCTAACCCCAAGGCCGTATATTTGCCAGTATTGTTCATCGGTTTCTTTAAGCCGTTCTATTTCTGTTATTATACTGGGGTCTAAAAACTTGTTGTCTAAATATGTGGTTTTGTAAAATTCAACATCTTCCCTATTTAGTACCTTGTCATATATCCAATGATATTCATCACTTGGGTTGTAATCTAATATTATTTTTTCTGTTGTTCTAAATATAAGCTGCTGCCAATCTTCGTAGTCAAGTTCGTTAGCCTCATTAATAAATAAAAGGTCACGTTTGCGCCCCCTTATTTTTTGCGGCTGGTCTACGCTTATAAATTCTATAAGGTTGCCACCTAAGTTGTATTCACTATTGCTTTTATTGTGGTGCGCTTCATCATATATATTATGCTGTTTTAATATATCAATAAAATCACGCATAACAGAACTGCGTACAGCTGGGAACGTTTTACGGCAAATGGTTACCGTTTTATCTACGTTTGTTTGGCAGTAGTGGAATATTAAATACAGGAGGATATTGTAGGTCTTACCGCTACGTGTACCCCCCTGTTCTACTACTATCTTTTTTTGGCTGTCAAGTAAGTGCTCAAATACTACATTAACATCAACTGTCACCTATGTATTTTAATATTTATTTCCTTGTCTGTGGTGTCGTGCTTTATTTCACGCTTTGTACCGTTTAACCTATGCGCTTCATCATCATCTGCAATTAGCTTCATTAGGCCTATTTGTAAAGTAGGGTTATCGCTTTCGTACCATTTGGCTCGCATATCTACTTTCATATTTATACGGTTTTTTGCCAGTTCGCTTTTTATAGCGTTGCATTCTTGCAATTTGTGGTCATAAAACGCCCTTTTACTGAACCCAGTATAACCAAATATATCGCCTATAAAAACAAGGTTATGTTTTTTTATTACCTCTAAACTTTGTTCCCTTAATTCTTCTGTATTGTATGCCATAGTATTATCTATATTTATATATAAACAATTTAGTAAATTTTTATTCGCTTATAATGGCTTCTACTTTTTCTACTTGTTCTGGTGTAAGGTTTTGTATCTTGTTTAGTATGTTTAGCTTAGTGTCGTTTAATAAGGACTCGTATATAAGTTCTAAGTCCCTATTATAAAAGCTATGCTGCGGATACGTGTTTATACTATGTATGATGCTGGGGTGTGTTGTATTGTAGCCGTTCTTTTTATAGTCGTTTACTATTGCCATCAGCTTCATATTAAGTGCTTTGGTTAGGTAAGTGTTTACCATACTTCGCATTTCTATTACATCACGTCGGCGTGTTTGTTCAAATATGTTTACCCCTGTAATGTTTTGTACTGTGTTTGCTATTGTTTTAAGTTTCATAGTTTATACTATTGCGTTATCTAATTGTTCTATCATATGCCTTAACTCACTGCGTTCAAACTTTCCTGTTATTTCTGCGTTATAGGTTTTAAACGTTAAGTGATACATATCTTTGTCTGTGTCGTGTTTGCTTTCTTTTTTTCCAAGGTATTCAATTTTAATGTCAAATTTCATAGTATTTAGTTTAGTTTTAAAAATTCTGCGTTTGCGTGTTCTGTGAACCAATCTTTGTTTTCGTTATATTTGTCAACAACTGCGTCAATCATTACAAGTTCGTCAATACTGGCTGTTTTAAGCTTGTTTACAAGCGTATCTATTTTTCTTAATACGTTTGTACACATTTCAGGGTTATTGGAATAAATAAGATTAAAATCTGTTTTTACTATTCCCTCAAGTATTTTAGTTGTTCTGTTTACTTGTTGTTTAAGGTTTTGTTTGTATTGGTATGTTCCAACCAGTTCATCGTTTGCCTCTAATAACAACTGGCTTAATAACACCACCTTTAAATAATTTAGGTGTTTGTTGTTTATTTGTTCTGGTTTCATTAAAATAAAGTTGTTTGTTTACTGGTTAATATTTTGTAACTGTTTTTATTTAGTAGTATTTCGTTTGGTCGTTTAGTGTTTAGCTTTATACATTCGCCCCACTTGTTTATCAAGTATTTTATTGTTTGCTGTTCTAACTGCTCTGTTCTGTAGCTTACCGCACCGCCTTTATTCCCATACCTTTTAAAGTTAAATAAATACTTGTGATACCGTATGCAGCCAGCTTTTTTAATATGCTGCAAAGTGTAATCATAATCTTCCTTTAATTTTAATGTTTTATCAAACCTTATTTCATTGGGTTTTGTAATTGTAAAGGGTGCAGTAATTAATATATTTTCTTGACTTGGTTTTGTTGCAAAAAATGGGTTTTCTGTTGGGGGCGCACCAGCAAAAAAATAATCTGTTTCTAAAAATTGTTTTAAAATGCCGTCAATTGCTTGCTTTACAGTCACGTATTTTTTTGTCCTTTTTCCTGTAAAATCATTTACACTTACATTAATTAAGTCATCATCTATTTGTACGCATATTTTATTTTTATTAAAACAATAATCAAGCGCAGCGTTTCTGTTACCTACCAAACTGCCGCCTAAAATAACATTTTTTGCGCCGTTTTTAATATATAGGTTTTTATCAATTTCATCATTAACAACAAAAACAATATCTTCCGTTCCAGTTGTTTCATATATTTGCTTTATATTTTCTGGCCTTCTGTGGCTGATGCAAGTTATAATATATTCCATACTAAAACAATTTAGTTTGATTAGTTACTTTTTCAATACAGAATTTATCTGCCATTGCTTTACTTAATAAAAATCCTCTTTCTGTGCCACCTTTGGCAGTTTTAAAACCGTTGTAAAGCTTTGGTTTATTTCCGTGGTATATTTGCCGCAGCTGTTTGGTGCTAAATATATAAAAGCAATCTTTATCGCCAATTACATAAAGCCAGCTTTGATCTTTAAATATACCGCTGGGGTGTGTTACATATTCATATTCACGTTCAACACTTATAAAAAGGTTGCCAGTTTTTTTAAACATTTGGTCGTTCTTTATTTCTACGCCCTGTCTGTTTTCACCTTTAAGGTACTGTTCTTCTTTTGTGGTGTAATGGCTGAGGTTAATGTTTTTTTCTGTTGTGAACCAGTCGTAAACGAATGACTCAAACTTGAGGCCGTTGCTTTGCTTAATTGTTGTTTCCATTTTATTTAAAGGTTTTTAATTTTTCAATATAAATAATCGCATCTAATAGTTCTTCTTGTAAGTGGTTTAACCAGTCTGCTTTGTTAAGGTCTTGGCGTTCCATAGTTACGCCGTATTTACTTTTGCCTATGGCTGCACGTTGGTTAATTTTATCTATTACTTGTTGTTCTATTTTGCTCATAATGTTAGGTATCCTGTTTTATCCATTTTTGTTTTATGCAGTTCTTCGCTGGGGCTTTTACATTTAATCATATTTTCCCTGTAATACATTACAAAACTAATACGCAGCCAATCATCACTGCAATTTGTGAACTCTGTATTGGCGTGCCATTTGTGTACATCTGCAAATAATACGTCTGTATTATGTAGGTCTACAGCTATGGCATATTCTGGCATAACAAAAAAGCCGCCGTCGTAATGCCCCTCACGATATACAATAAGGTTGCCAAACCCCTCACTAAAATCGCCAGCATCTTGATGGCAAGCCGTACGGAAGTTCTTGTTTACCGTTACAGTTGTAAAACTTGTATCGCCTATAACGTAGTTTCTGTTCGTACCGTCTGCAATAGCTTTTTGTTTTGCGTAATGTTCTGGGCAAAGTTCCGCATATTTTTTATCAATAAATTCTACAAACGGAATACCAGCTGTAAACTTGTCAAAGTAGTTACGTGCAAAGGCAGTTTTGCGGCAATACTTAACCATCGCACCGCTGTCCATAAAACCAACGTTGCCAGACTCTACCTTATTCCCTACCGTAATGTTACTAACTGAACCGTCCTTGCGTATGCGCTTGTGACTGCTGCCACTTGCTGCACCCCTACTTTCTGTAAGTTCTATAGAACCCTTAAAGGCATCAACACCGCTTTTTAATATATCGTAAGGTATTGCGTTTTTACGGAACCTGAACAATAGGTTTCCATAATTATCGTAAGCATCGCAGTCCTCTGTTATAAGCTGGTTATAATGTTTATCAGTAAGGAACTTTGTTTTAAGTTTGGCAGCTTGCTTTTTTGTTAAAACCCTTTTGGCTGTTATTGTTTTAATCATAGTTACGTTTTAATAGCATTAATAAAAAATCACTTAAGTTGCCTTTTTGCTGGTATGCCTCGCCAAACTCTTGTTGGATACCTTTTTTACATAGGGTTTTAAATTGCTTTAATTCCTGTCTGCTAAAATATAATATTGTAGTAGTTATTTCAACATCTTCTATTGGCGAATTATCTACGCCCCAGTTGTCATCAAATAGTTTCATAGTGTACCGCTTAAACAATAGTTATCAATATCAGCACCAGCAACAAAAAACTTGTCGTATAAGTCAATGGCCTTTTGTACCTTTTCTTCGCCAGCATAATAAAACTCCTCGCTACAATCCCAGATGCCAATATCTAAACTGCCTTTGTCAAGTACAAGGAATTTAAAATCTTGGTAACTTTTGCCAAACAAATTACAATACAAATAGCATTGAATATCGTAGCCGTACTTTTTGGCAGCATAATGGAACCCCTTTATATCGCTGGTGGTTTTAAGATCTACTATTCTGTCGCTTGCAAGTACATCGGCCTTTCCTCTAAAGGGTTTGCCCATAACTTCGCCAATGGCAGGAACTTCAAAATTACAGTTGGTTATTAACTGCAAGGCGTGTTCATTGCGGTAAAACGCATCTGCAAGCCGCTCAGCGTCGCTTTTTTCTTTGGCGGTGAATACCCTACCCAGTTCGGTTTTAGCTTCCTTAAACTTCTTTGTATTCTTGCTTTGCACGTCAATAAAGGTTTGCGCTGCAAACACATCGGGCTCAAGTATGGCGGTATGGAATAACCAGCCATCGCGTAGGGCTTGACTTTCAGCACTACCGTACTCCTTTACAAATTTGTACGTTTTAGGGCTGGCCAGCAAAGTTTTTAAACTGCTGCTGCTTAATGCCAATTTATCAAGCTCTCCGTAGTAAAAGTCATCGTTTTGCATTTTTTTAAGTAATGCTGCGGTGTCGTATATTTTACCGTCTAATAATTTAATTGTAGCCATATTATATTTTTTCAAGTATTATGTATTCTAAATCGTGTAATTGGTCTGGGCTTAATAAATTATAAATATCGTAGCCACCAACTTCAACACTTTCTATTTCTACCTCATCAGGCGAGCCAGGATAAGCAAAGGTTTGTTCTTCGCCTTTATAAAATTCGTATGCCACCTCCATAGGTATTTCGCAATAATTTATTTTCATAATTCGTATTGTTTTAGTTTGTTTTCAAGTTCTTGTATTTGTTCTTTTAAATCGTTTATGGTTTTGTTTTTTTGCTCACGTGTTAAGTGATACCGCTTTGTTACTATATCTATTTCAGTTTGTAGGGTGTTTGTAAACATACCTATTTCTGTAAGTGCTTTAATGCAGTTACGTAAATCTTTGTTAAGCGGTTTGGCTTCATTCCATTCGTTTATTTTGTCGGCCAGCCAAGTGAACCATAAATTATAGGCCTGTCGTTGCAGTAAATCCATTAGCTTGCGTTACCTAAAATAAAGCCAATTAAAAACGTTAAAGCTGCAAATGTAATTATAGCAGCATTAATAATAAACTGCCTTGCTTTTTGCTGTTGTTCTTTTTGTTTTTGTAGTTCAGCTTTAGTGTAAACCTCAATCCTGTTTTTGCGTGTTTGGATATGTAATCCTGTTTTTGTCTTTTTCATATTACATCATATTATAAATTATACTTCTAACCATTTCTTGTCTTTTAAGTAAACTGTTTACTGTTTCCTTTGGTAAATTATTGTACATTAAGTTTAGCTGTAAGCTGCGCTCAATATCTGTTAGTTCCTTTTTTAAGTCTGTTAATTGTGTTCTCATATTATGTGTTATAAATTGCTTTACTGTGTTGTAATACTTGTATTTTTTCTGCGAGTGTACCTTGCAGCTTTCCACAAACTGGAATACATTCTGTTGTTACAACTGTGCCAGCTTTAAGCTTTTTCTTGTTGTACACAAAATCTTCAGTTAGTGTTACTTCTGTACGGCCACCATAACCCAACACATCACGGTCTGGCGTTGGTGTTGGTATGCAACCATAATACTTACCTTGATAATAGATATCAATATGGTAACCTTTTATTTCAAATACTGGTTTAATTGCTTTCATAATTATCTACTTTTAATTTCTTTAATAACCATCTTTAATACTTGGTTATTAAATTTGTTAGGGTTTGATTGCAAATTATAGTAATGATCCCATAAATCTTTCTTTTCCCAGTTTTTGAAAATGTTTTGTGAAATAATTGCTTTCATAATAATTGTTTTTGTTTTATAGTACGAATATACAACTTATTTACTTATTTACAAAATATTTACAATTTTTTTTTTAATTTTTTTTCTACTCCTTCGTAAATTCACTTAAATTAATTATTGAAGCTTTTTGTTCTGGTATTAAATAACAGGGCTTTTTTACCTTTTTTTTAGTCCATAGCGTAGTATCTGGGCAATACATTTCAACTTCCTTTAGGTCTTTTAACGTGTTAAGCCAAAACAAATAATTTCCCTTTGGGTCATTAACAAAATACAGGGCTGTTTTGCCAGTTGCTATGAGTTTGTCATACTTGTATTTTTCAAGCATTTTATCTTCATAGTACGTTTTGCGGAACTTCATTTCAATAACCACATCAACACCCTTTGGGCTTTTGCCTATCGCGTCATAGTGTTCGTAACCTTTGCCAGTCCATTCCAGCTGCCAGCCGTCTAAATTTAGTAAGTGAATAACTGCTTGTTCCCATTTGTGTACATTTTTAATCATTTTGGTATATTAATTCAATATCAGCTATCCATCGTTTTATTTGCTTTGGGTTGCAGCTGCAAGGCTCAATATATTTGTGTTCCATATATTTTGCGTGGAGTCTGCAAATTAGCTTAAATTGTGGTTGAGTAACTTTGTTGGTTGCCTCTGCCTTGTATTGTTTCCATAATAATTTGTCTACTTGTTCCATAGGTCAATATCTATATCGTTCCATTCTTCACGTCGTTGGTCGCAACCGCAATCCTTTCCTATTGCTTTGCTTACCTTTTTAACCAGCCAATGTATGCCAGTATAATAAGTAAAATAATAAACTAAATCACCGAGTTTCATAACTGTTCTTTTATATGTTTTTTTGCGTTTGTATAAGTATTGTATAAGCTGTAATAACTTATATTTGTTTCCCTACTTAATGCGGCCACACTTTTACCGCTGGCACATATTTCAAACACCTTGCGGTCGTACCAAAACATATCATCTAAAATAGTATCTATTTGTTTTTTACGCTGCGCATATTCAAGCTCATCAATACCAAGTTCTTCGGCTTGTCGTAGTTCGTTAATTTCCTCTATATAAGTTTTTAGTTTACGTGCCTCTTTTTTGTATATGTTTAAATAAATACCCCTTAACACTTTATAACAATAGTAGTGGTTTACGTCATCGCCGTACCAAAGGTCTAAACCTTTTTGGGTGTCTTGTATCAACTGAATGTACATTTCTTGCACAATATCTTCGCTGGTTGCTGGGTTGCAGCCAAAACTCTTTACAATACGTATCCAGTCTTGGTGTTTAAGGTATGCTATTTCAACTATATTTTTCACAGTTTTTTAGGTACAAAGTATTCTAATGGGTCATAAATTTCGCCTACAACAAACGGCAAACCAAACTCGTTAATACTAAAGCTAAACGTTTCAAAGGCATAACCCCTTGACCGCTTGCAGCTTACCGTTATCCATTCTTTATTAACCGTATTGGCTTCAAGTTGTATTTGTGTTTCTGTCTTTTTTTCTAAAAAGCTACCGAGGTGGCCTGTTGGTTTGTCGCTGCCGTAATTACTATGTATTACAGTAACGATATGGCAGTTAAACTTTGCGCTCCACTCCATTATTTTTTGTACACATAGGTTACTTTCCTCAAGGTTGTTTACATCACTTACAAGGTCGGCAATACCGTCAATGATAATAAGGCCGTTTTTATCGCCATTTTCTTTTAATATGTACTCAATAAATTCTATACGCTGTTTGTAGTTTATTGTTCTTAATGCGTAAGTTTGGTAACACCCTACATCTTTAACATTTGCCATATCAAGCACACGTTTAAAAACCCTTTGGCTGTGCCAATGGCCTTGTTCTGTATCAAAGTGTATAAGGCACTTGTTATCGCGATGCCCTAAAATCTTACCGCCAAAGTTATTACCGCCGCTTAAATATACGCTTGCAAGTAAACTAACAAAAAACGTCTTTTTGGTTTTTGGTGGTGCTTGCACGAAGCTGAAGTTTCCGTACGTGCCTATTGGAATAGGGAATGTTTTTTCACCCTGTTTGCTTTGTATTGTTTTTTGACCTAAACTCAGCGCAGTTGGTGGGTACTCCATAACTTCGGTCGTGTCTACGGTACACTCCTCTTTTATAAGTTCCATTAACATTTGCTGCGTTGTTTGTTCTTCTGTCATATGTTGGTTTTTGTTTTCAGTAAAGTTATAAAAAAAAGGGGGCTGTTAAACCCCCTGTAAATAAAATTAAAATGGTAGGCCGTCTGCCTCTGCTTCAACAGGGTGCTGCTGTACGCCCTCCTGAACTTCTTTTTCTGCGTTTACAATAGTACCGTTATTCCAAACAACTTTGCCGTTCCCAAGATACAGCTTTTGTTTTTTGGCTTCACGTTCTTCTTGCGTTTGGCTTACAAATACGCCAGTATTATTTCCGTAACGTGTGTCATCGTTTACTGACATTGTTAGGTTTACATAAACCGCACCGTCTTTGCCAGCTACGAATTTTTCTTTTGGGAGTTTGTCTACTCTTAGACTAAAGTTAATTAATGCACTCATAATTTATATATATTAAAGGGTTTTAAATTCTGTTTTAGGTTTTTTAAAGCTGTCACTTTCATCTTCGCCAAATACACCAAGTTCGTAAAAACCTGTGAGTTTGAGTACGGCTCGGCTCATTGCACGTTTTTCGGCCATCTCGGCCACATACCAGCTGTTCGTATTTCCATCTTTATACGTTTCGCCTTTTAATGCGCTGCCAAATGTTTCAATACGTTTGCCGTCTTTTTCTGCAAGTGCTTTAAATACTGCAAAATTTGGCTCACATTTAATCACTTCGTAATTAACTGCCATTTGTTCAAGGGCTTGTATTTTATCAATGCCCTGTCTTGTAATGATAGTGTAATGCTGGTGTTTGAAAAAGTCTTCTTTTGTTAGATTGTACTTTTTGTACAAATCTGTAAGTTTCTGTTTATTCATTATTATTGTGGTTTAAATATTCTACTTCTAATATTGCCTCTAAGTATTGTACTCGGCCTTCTAACGCTTCTATTCTTGCGTTTAAATAGTCAATTGTCGTTGGGGTTGCTGCTCGTTTAACGTCCTCGTAATGTGTCATAACTATTCTGTAAAGTAATCAAAAGGGTTGTCTAAATAGCCGCAAAAAATACGCAAGTCCATTACGCTGCCATACTTTAAATCGCTCACAAAAATTTTTGTTTCAAGTTCTTCATAAAGCTGCGTAACTAAATCTGGATAGTCTAAATTAGCTAAGCTTAATTTGTCTTTGTAAACTGGGTGTAATTTTTCTAATAAAGTCATTTGTTTTATGTTTTTAAATTAATAATACACAAATTTAAAACAAAAAAATTAATATAAACAAATTATTTACATATTATTTTTAAACAAAAAAAACCGCCCTAAAAAAAAGGCGGTCATTTTCAGCTGGTTAGCTTATGAAAACAAAAACAAAGACTTATTAAGGTCTACACAAAAATAACTAATTATCTAAACTATCTATCTTTTCTTTGTAGGTATTTATTAACATTTCTAAATCTATTAAATCAAGCTTTACAGTTTCCCTTGTTTTTTGGTGCAGCTGTTCAGCCGTACCGCTGCCATATTTACTGTCTAAATTTATGCTGAATTTATACTGCTCACCGTATTTATAGACATTACAACCCACACATTGAACCTGACAATTATTTTCGTCCCAACGTGTAGCCAAGTGTTTACGGCTCATAAAGTGACCGCACTGCATTCCCTTACCTTTCCAATATTCTTTTTTACCGCAAGTAAAACAAGTAACATTCCCGTTTTTATCAGCATCACGCAAGCGTATATATATGCTAAATACTTCGTCAAGTTTTGCAATTAATCTTTGTCTTTTTGTTTTTTTCGCCATTTGAATAAACCCCAGTTATCTTATATTTATATAACTGTTTTTTTATGTTTTTATTTATAACTATTTTTAACTATAAATAATGCAAAGTTATATATTTTATTTTAAATAAAAAAAAATTTATTTTTTCCAGTGCTTTGTAATCTTTTCTGCGCTACGCATACCAAAGTAACCGCCATAGACCAATAATAACAGTGAAGAAAGTAGGTCTATCCAGTTTGCGTCTATTTTAAAGCCCTCTATTGAGCTATCTAATATAATGTAAATAAATAGGGTTGCAGTTAAAAAAGCAAGCGTTAAAGGTCTTATATTGCGTGTTAAATAGCTTTCTGTTTGGTTGTCGCTTACCCATCTTTTTGTGGTTTCCTGCATTTCTAACATATCGTAACGCAGTTCCTCAAGTAGTAATTCTTTATCAGCTTCGGTTAATTGTGTGCTGCCTTTTATTTGTTTACTTAATTCTTTTAAACTTTCTATTCCAGTTATACTGCCAGCGGCGTCCAATATGCTTGGGGCTATTGTTTTACCTTGTTTTACAAGCCAGCGCAACGCATCGCCTACTCTTGTTGTACCGTTTTTTTCTTTATACTTTCCTGGCATAGTTCCAACGTGCTTTAGTTTTGCGGATATCATAATGTACAAAAGTGTCGTAGAGCCCCAGTCCGCCCTGAAGCATTAAACCCATATCAATCAAATCTTCTATAAGTGTAAAAACTTCTATCGGTTTTAAGCTATCTATTGTTATATCAGCGGCCTTTCCTAAAAGGTGTTGTGAAGTTTTTGAGCCCCCTACTTTTTTGTTATGTTTTGGGCTGCGGTATGCACTGTTAATTCTAACAGGCCTACCAGTATAATCCCTTAAAAATTGTAATTGCCCAGCCAGTTTAATAATATTTTCATAAACTTCAAGCGGCATTACAGCCCCACTTTTACACTTAAACTCTTTTATTTTAAAGTTCTTTGTCATTCTTTTTTTTGTGCGTTTCGTATATCTTTTGAAACGTATATACAATAGAAGCTAATAAAAGAATAATCTTTAGACTATTCTCAACGTGCGTAAAACTTACCCCTAAGCTAATAGCATTAAAAAACGCTAATCTCAAATCGCTTACACTCATAACATCAACCCTTTTAAAAATTTGTTCCATTTAGCGATTAACCAAAATTGTAACGCTTCTATTTTATCTGCTAAGTATCTCAGTCCTTTTACCATTTTATTACATTTTATTTTCTAAATAATCAATACCATAAAAGTTGTGAAGTGGCTCACCGCTTGGCGTAACCGCATAGCTTTTCCAACCGTATGGGTGTTCTTCTATTCCGTTCCAAACTACATCTATTAAGTATTTTTCACTGAGTACAGGGTCTTTAATTACATTCCCCTCTGCATCAGTTTCGCCTTCTTCTAATACTTCGTGTCCTAATCTGACAATAGCGTGGCTGTGCGTTGGGTATTCATTACCATTCTCATCAGTATCTACCCCTAAGCCTTTTATTTTAGTTTCAGCTTGTTCCTCGCTGTCAAAAATATATTTACCTACTTTTATCATAGTGTTGTAATTTCTATTGCTTCTGCATTTGTTAATACTCTATCGT